CTAGTGCATCGTATTTTTGTTTGTTTCCTAAACTGTCTCCTTGAAATCTTAATAATTTGCTTACATCAGTTTTTTGTTCTGTTGCCGGTGGTGTCACGGGGGCCGGTGGTGTCACGGGGGCCGGTGCACTCGACCTAGAAGTTTTTTGTTCTGTTGCCGGTGGTGTCACAGGAGCCCCCGTGATTGACCTAGATGCAGGACTTCTACCAGAAGATTCTTCTAATGCTTTTTTACGAGCCTCATCTCTGGCTTGCATTTCAGCTATTCGTGCTTTTTTAGCGTCTTCTGATCCTCTACCTTGTTGAGCTTCTACTTGTTTTCTAGCTTCGGTTTGTTTCTCTAATTCTTGATGAGCTTTTTGTCGTTGCTGCCGTAGAGTACCAGCAGCTGGTGTGTTTTGTTCTCCGTTTTTACCAAATGTTTTATTGATAAATTCTACACCTTTATTAAGTGCGGTTGTAAATGCTGCTACAGCAGGTGCTGCATGTTTCATTAACGTATTACTGAATTCGAACATTTTGTTTTTCATTGTGTCCATTTCAGCTTGTGCTTCTACTGTGCTATCTGTTAATTTTTCTACAGCTTCAAGTTGGGTTTTTTGTAGTTTTTCGGCCGCTTCCATAGACGACATATTTTTACCGGATGCAAGGTCTTGGGCAGTAGCACCGCTAATTAATTGGTCAGTACCATACATCATTACGTCACCAAATTGACTTACTGCTCTTTTAGCACCTTGCATCATCAACGCATTTGATTCATCAAACGCTTTAGCTGTGTCTTCTGGTTTTTTTATCTGTTTAAGTTTCCGTAAAACCTCAGGTACTGTGTCGCCAAACGTAGTGATTGCCTTTCGTGCTTCATCAGATGTAGCCACACCTGATGCCAAATCCATAAATCCACGTTTCAATTCCGGATCTTTAATAGTCATTATGAATTTGTTCATTCCCTCGGCTGCGGCTTCGCCTGATTCTTGTCTGGTTTTTTCATATGCCATACGATATCTTGTATCAGACATTAATGAATCACGTTGTTTTTGAATCTCTTCCCTAGACATTCCGGTAACTTTTTGCAACAAGTCTAATTCTTTTACATATTTTATAGTACCTGTTGTTAGATTTTTTTCAATTTCTTGTTTACTTCGACCTAAACGAATTTCTTGCTGTAAGAATGCGGCTGCTTGTTCACCTATGTTATCTGCTGTTAGTCCTAATTTTCTTAAATCTATACCTGCTTTTTCTAGGTCTCCTCCTTTTTTAGTAAGTTTACCTATAGCACCCATAAATTTATCAGCACCTAATCCAACTGTACCACCAAATGCAGCAAATTCTGTGCCATTTTCTCTAACTATTTTTGTAAAACCTTCCATCGACATACCAGCGTTTACAACCTGATTTTGCAAACCTTGCATACCATTAGATACTAAACCACCCATATTTGATATGTCTTGGAACATTTTTAGATTTTTATCTAAAAGTTCCATTGTCAACTTGGCAGCATCAGCTCCAACTTTAATACCCGCCGCAATACCATCACCAAACAAAGGTATTAGTTTTGCAACTGATCCCAATGAATCGGCTACTAAATCAATAATAGGGTTTAAACTAGCAAAAGACGAATCCCCTCTAGCAAGACCAGCTGCAAAATTACCCAAACCTTTAACTAAGTTTTCTGAATTCTTCTTCATAGTGTCGCCAAATTCATCGTAACGCCGTTGCATTTCTTGAATTTTTTGTTCGTGCTTTCTTAATTCAATTACTTGTTTTCTCTGTGCGTCATTTAATTCAATTGCTGTTTTAGTTAATTTTCCATTTGCATCTTGGCTATAGCCTAAACTTTTTAATTGGTCGGTGAATAGTTTGTTTCTTTGTACTTCTTTGAGTATATTTGCACGTTTTGCTTGTAGTTCTTCATAAACTGCTTTTTGTGAAGAGGTAAGTAAATTTATTTCTTTGTCTTTGGCCGAAACCCATTCTTTAGTTGTACGGTCGTATGTTTGTCCATACTGTCTCATTTGCTCATTAAAATCTGTGCCAGCTTTTTTAAGAACTTCTGAACCAGATGTTACTTTGTGTGATGAACTTTTTAATGAGGACGTAAATACCCCAGCCGCGTGTGCACCTTGTTTCATTGAAACTGATTGTGAGTTTATCACGTCCGTTAAATCACGCAACTGTTGGTTGAGTTGATTTATTAAATCTGGGTCTAAATTATTGTCAGCCATTTTTTATCCACTAAATATGTACATGTATTTATGTGTTAAAAACCCACACTTAGGAGAAATTATGGACAATCCACTAAAACAGTACTTTCGTAGACCTTCACTTTATTTAAAATTACCAAGCGCAGGGAATTTTTACAAAGAAGGAAGTATTGACTTGCCAGAAAACAAAGAAGTTCCGGTATTTCCAATGACTGCTATTGATGAGATTACAAGTAAGACTCCTGACGCATTGTTCAACGGTACCGCTGTAGTTGATATCATCAAAAGTTGTGTACCAAACATCAAAGATCCATGGTCAATTCCAATAATGGATTTAGATCCGTTACTAATATCAATCCGTGCCGCTACGAATAGTAATGAAATGGAAGTTAATTCTATGTGCCCTTCATGTAATGAAGATGGCAAATATGGAGTAAATTTGATAGGGTTATTAAATGGATTGAGTGCCGGAAACTATGATGACACCTTTCAAATGGACGAGTTGAAATTTAAGTTTAAGCCACTAACTTATAAACAAGTAAACGATTTGAATTTAAAACAATTTCAAATTTCACAGCTTGCTAGAAGTTTAGACGATGTGCAAGATGAGGGTCAACGATCAACTGTTTCTCAATCACTCGTTACTGAGTTGAACAATCTCGCTACAAATTTAATATCAGAATCAATTGAGTACATAGCAACACCATCATCGATGGTTAGTGATAAAAACTTTATTATAGATTTTCTACATAACTGTGATAAAAAGACCTTTGAAAAACTCAAAGAAAATACAGTCAAGTTGCGTGAGGGATCACAATTAAAACCTATGAAGATTAAATGTGTTAATTGTGGACATGACTATGAACAATCATTAACGATAAACGTCACTGATTTTTTCGATTAAGGCTTCTGTCTCTTGGCCCTGAAGGGGTTCAGAAGCTGTTAGATGATTTGGAAGTAGAATCCATAGAGATCAGAAAAACTTGTTTGAGATTTTCATGGTATATGAGGGGTGGGGCCTCCTATGGGGATATACTAAACATGTCTATGACAGAACGAGAAATAATAGGTGATATTATAGAGAGTAACTTAGAAACGACTAAAAAATCTCAATTGCCATTCTTCTAATTACGGACGTAACTGTTCATTTATCACATCGGGTATCTCTTGTAAAGATGAACGAAGTTCATCTAAGAACTCACTTCGTTCGTTCTTAATTTTTACGGTAATCAATTCTTTTTACTTTAATCTTATACGGATATCATTGCCGATTTGAAGCCATGGTAGTGCAAATTTGCACTACCTTAGGTAAGGGTTGTTTTGCACGACCGTCATCCATTAGTTGTCTATCCTCATATAATTAGCTATTTCTGCTATCATATGCTACCGGTTACCCTGTAAAGTTTATAGGCTGTAGTGAAGTCTGTCAATTATCTTTCAATTGACGCTTCGGTAACGCACATTCTGTATCATCAAGACAAAGTAGACACAGACTTGTTGAAGGTTCGCTTTTGTCGATTGCCTTCTCGGTATTCCCATAGTTATTGCTAACTATGCTTACTCCAGATCCATCAGCTATCTTTCAAGCATCTTCAAGGAGGTCTGACAAACTCAGACGACAAATTTTTACTATATATTAGGTATTGATTGTGAGGATATTATTTGGTTTTGACGTTGTGTCTGTTGATATTGAATATGTTTTCAGTAGTTCTGTGTTCAGCGCAAAGAATGAATCGAATTCAAAAATTGTCCAATCACCGTGTTTTTTGCTAGTGTAATATATAAAATTGTCAGAAATCCATGTAAATTTGCTTTGTACAGCAACATAGCGACCCTTACGGGTAATTTTAATGAATAAAATGTTAAGGTCATTAATGTCTTCTACTGCTAGTAATTGTTCTAGCCAAGTATCTAGTTGCTTACATTCCCCTGTAAGTACTAGATGAAACGGGAAGTCAGCATAATTTTTACACTCAGCGTTAAAATTTGACCAAGAGTCAGGTGGAGTTATATCACCCTTAAAAGATTTAGCTTGATTCCCGTCTAAAAAGTTTTTTCGATGTGAATTGGTACCGCCAATATAAGCTCCTGAGTTCGGAACACGAACAAAGGGCTCCTTGTATGTATCACTGAGAAATTTTGCAACTTCTCTTTCATATGAACTACCTTTTGTTTTACTTTTTGAAGACATGTTATTACTTATCACATCATGCGGCTACCGACAAATTTACACTTATCACCGTGATATTTGACATAATTATGTTTACCGCAAACTATTCCGCAATGCGGGCATGTAAGTTTTTCAGTAGTCTTTCCGTACCTATGACTTAAACTTCCGATTTTTCCGTACATGGGATTATTAATTCCTTTAAGTTTTTCACTTCTTCTATCTTTAGATTCTTGTGAATGCTTTTTACCTATATGTGAATTTTTTATTTTATTTTTTATTTTTGGATTTTTATTGGGGTGTAAGTCACCTGTTATATCAGGTCTTTTCTTTCCGAACATCGGATTCAATGCACCGACTCTATCACCGGGTGAAGGACCTTCACCGCCATCAGTTTGATTTAATAGAATGCCCGTCTTTTTGTCTTTACGGCCGTACCATGATATCATTCTTCTTTCTAAAGCCCAAGCACCCAATTCTGTTAGATTTTGTTCTAATATAACTATTTTTGATCTATCATTGGGTGTTCTCACCCTAATGTGGGAGTCCCAGGCCCTAGTATTAGAACCTTTACCAATATAATAAGGTGTCCCGTTTGATTTTCTTATATAGGCATACACATAAAACCCTATAGGTCGACTCGATTTTGAATAAATATTCATGCTGATTGCTCCTTTTTAGCATTAGAGTGAGTGGGGGAATTCCAGCTCCGCGACTCACACTTATTTATCATTATTCTGTCTCGGTGGCAGTACTGTATTGCGTAAAACCATTTTCTTTGATAACTTTAAGAACATTTGGTACACGACCTGCTAGTTCTTCACGATGCGAAACAAGCCAGATAGATTTTTGTCGTCTACGTGACATGTCTTTGAGAATCGCTAAACTGTTCTCAACACCCATTGTATCAAGACCACTGTCAATCAATTCATCAATGAAAAGTGTGTTGATTGGAGAATACAACGATTCCCAAACATCACGGAAAGCAAAACTTAAACCAAGAATCAAACGATTACGTTCACCACGTGAAAGATTATCAAAATCAAGTTCACGACCTAATTCTGTAATCTCAACCTGCAAATCATTCTTAAAGATAACCTGATGTGGTAGACCGATCTTGTCTAAGTAATGAGTCAATCGTGCGTTTAGATAACTCAAGTTCTGGTCAATAATCTTCTTACGAACAAAACTATCTTTGCTAGTTAACAAATCCAACAGGAACTTTTGATGTTCCATTGTGCGTGTTAATTTGTTGATAGCTTCAAAATCAATTGCTTGTAGTGCTTGTGTTTCCATCTCAACAACTTGTTCACTATATGGATCAGTTTCTTGTGACTTGTTATCAATTTGATTTAGAATATTAGCAACTTCACTTGAATGTTTAATCGCCTCTGCTTCTGTGTCATAATGAGTAACTGGTTGTTGGCCTAACACTATAGAAGTCAATTCATTTAGTTGCTCATTAAATGGATTGGTTTCTTGTTTTTTATCTTCCCAAACTTTCTTCAAATTAGATACATCGCCACTGTGACGAATTGCTTCTGCTTCTGTTTTGTATTTTGGAGTAGGCTTAGTGCCTAATTCAGTAACCAATGACTTATTGGTTACTAGTTTTGCTTCTAGATCAGCTAACTCAGCCTTAGCATTTTCAAGTAGGGTAGTCTTTTCTAATGTAACTTCTAAATGCTTATCATCATGGAAGTCTTGCCCACAAGCATAACACTTGTGATCCTCTAGTTCTTTAACTTCCCGTTCTAATTTCTCAATTAATTTTTTTTCTTTTGTAATACTTTTGGTTAGGGTATCAATTATTGTTGCAATAGATTTTTGTTCAACATCGTCAGCTAGCCAATCTTTTAAATCACTCCATAATTTAAGTTCGGCTTCAATGTCATACTCATTCTTAAGTGAGTATGCCTTATGTGCAACTGAAACATCACTGTCGTGCTTCTGTTGCCAAGCAGTAGAACGTGCAACCAATGCATTGTATGCATCTTGTGCCTCTTTCTGTTTAGTCCAAATGGTTAAATCTTTGTGTGCTTGTAGCTCTATAGTAATATCAATCTTGCTTAATTCATCATATTGAAGTGCTAAACTGATTAAATCATCATCGTGTTTTTTCAGCCACAATGTTTGTCTGCGCTTTAGCGCATCAATCTGTTCTTTAACTCGTTTGTTAGCTTCTTCAATGGCTTTAACTCTGAATTCTTCACTCTGAATATCATCCTTACTACTGCGAATCATTTCTTTAATGATTTCAGCCTTCTCACTCAACAATGTGATACCCATTAGTTGTTCAATGATATCCTTTTGTTCGTTATTTTTTAACGCCAAGAATGGTTCACTGTATGTATTCAATACAACGATGTGACGGAACATGTCAGGAGACATGTTAATAACCTTTTCGATTGCCGCTTGTGTTTCTTTGTTCTCACCTTGTTGATCCTCAGTCGCTTTCTCCTGAATATCATTTACATAGAACTTTAAAACATTTGGCTTACGACCGCGTTCAATCTTATAATTGGTGCCGTTGACATTGAACGTCAATGTGACGAGCATACCCTTACCATTTGTACGATTAACTAAATTATCTTTACGAATGTTATTAATGGGTGTACCAAACAATGCATAGGATAAGCCTTGAATCAAGGTAGTCTTACCCGTACCGTTTCTAGCACCATCACCACCTAAGTCTAAGTTCTCACCTAGAATAAGTGTTAAGTCTTTCTTGTCAAAGTCAACTGCTTGTGTTACTGCACCAATGCTTAAAAAATTACGCAGGGTTATGGTCTGAAGGGTTATCATAGGTTATTGTAAATGTCCAAAAGAATCTTCTTATCAAAGTTATTTGATTCAATGTTGTTAATTTGGTCAATGATGATTTGGTCTACACTTTCAAACTTAAGCCCGTCAGCCGTTTGACCATTCTCATTTGTTTCTACTTTCATCGGTATCAATGCCATCTCTCTTAGTTTATGTTCTGGTATCCATGTCTCACGCAAGAAGTTAGCTTCTTCATATGAGATTTCAATATCAAGATGTACTCTAACATGGCTGTCTATCAATAGCAAGCCCTCAGGGTTTTCTAAAATGTCTGATAGTTTGTGTACACGAAACACAGGTTGTCTAGGCCAAGTATGAAATACAGGCTCACTTCCCCATTCTAATATCATCATGCCACGTGCGTCATCGCCTGCATCCGCATAGTTATGCGGGAAAGCATTGCCAATGTACCAAATATTCTTACGGGCTTGGCGTTTATGAAAATGCCCACTGAATACTTGTCCAATATTACTTAAATCATCCTCTGTTACCCCGCCTTCATGTTCAGGCATCAACACTTGTGCGTTCATGTAAAAATTGGGAAGCTCAAAATGTCCAAAGGTATATTTAGATTTTATTTTTTTAATTTGTTTAATCTCATCTCCAACTAACCATGGACAAATGGTTACATCACCCTCACTGAAGATGTCATTGATTAAATGTACATTTGGTAGGTATCCAGCCCAAGCCACACTTTGAACGTCCCGCCTGTCTCTATAGTATAAATCATGATTTCCTGTCAAAAAGAATACTTGAGAAAAATTAGAATTCAGTAGTTCTAAACACTGCATTGAATAGTGAAGACTGTGTATGTTGATACTAGCTCGATGATTGTGCCAATCTCCGCATATAATTGCAGTCTCGCAACCTTCTTTCTTTGCTTTTTCAATGAACCATTTTACAAAGTTCAAGCAATCTTCATTGTGAACTATACTGTTTGATTTTAGACCAATATGAAGGTCTGTCATTACCGCCGCTTTTTTGAATAAATTTGCCATAGATGTTATCTTAACTCATTTGATGACGAAAGTAAAGAAGTAATTTACCCTGTTGTGATAAATATAAGTGTAGTTCACGGAGGTGAGATTCCCAACTACTCTAACGCTTAAAGGAGCAATCAGCATGACTATTTATTATCTCTATGTAAAGGTACATAAGATTACGGGACTACGTTACCTCGGCCAAACAAAACAAAATCCTCACACATACAAAGGTTCAGGTGTAGATTGGGAAAAGCACATCAAACAATATGGGCACCATGTAGATACTACAATTATAATATCTACAAATGATATTGAAGAAAGAAATCATTGGGGTCGTTATTATAGTCTGTTGTGGAAAGTTGTATCGGCACAAGATGATTTTGGAAACAAAATTTGGGCCAATCGCATACCGGAGACAGGAGGCGGTGGTGGAAATAAACTAAGCACAGAAGAAAGAGTTTGTTTAGGTAAAAAATCAGTTGCCAAACAAATTTTAGAAAATAAACATAATTGGTCTAAAAGAGGTTCGGATAATATAAACTATGACCATATAGTGTATAAATTTGAAAATATAGTATCCGGAGAAATATTAGAGACTACTCAATATAAATTTCGTTGTAAATTTGAGTTTTCACAAGGCAATGTAAGTGGGCTTGTACGAGGGATTAAAGGATCATGTGGCGGATGGAAGATGTATGGAAACAAAACACCAAGTCAATATATAGTGCATGGGTTTATTAATAGTTCTACTAATTTAATAGTTCACATGACCCAAGATAACTTTGTAAAAACCTACAATCTTAATAGGGGTCATGTTTGTCAGATGATACGGAAAAATAAAAAATTTCAATCAGTTAAAAGTTGGAAACTTTATTCTTCATAAGTGGTAGTTGATGTGTTTTGTCTAGACCATGAGGGCGCTAAGCCATTCATTTCTAAAATATCATCTCTGATGTTTTGATTTCGTTTTTCTGAATTAAGGACACGACAGAAACTATTAGTAATAGCGGCTGTGTAATATGCGAACGGATTTGCTGATTTGGCTTCATTGAATCGTAAGCCAACATATGTTAATTGTAATATAGCACTGTTACGCATTTCATCATTGTATGTGTACCCACGCCAATTATATTTCATTGCATACTTTTCACACATCATAATATACATACGGGCTAATTTATTTGTGACTTGACCGTGATCTTTGTTAAAAGATCCTGTCTCTAAATCACCTTTCCAATGACTTTTGCCCACACAATAGAATGTATTGTTACTGTCAATCTTGTAATGTTGGAATGGAGGGAAGTTAACTTTGACATGCACCATGTCGTCTACTTCAGCTTTGGTTGTTGTATCTTCTAAATCAGCAAAAATCTCATCTGGATCGACCTCTTCAAATTCAAAGATATCTTTAGCTGTTTTCTTTTTAACTGTTTTTCGGGGCTGTTTTGGGGCAACTGGAACATGGTCCCAATTCATTACACGGAATACTAAATCTTTTACATCAATTGAATCTGGACTAACTGCATCTTTACTACCTTGCTCTAAACTAAGACGCAACGCCCGTGTTTCTTTTGCTTGTTGAATAGATTCAGATTTGAAAGCATACTCTAAACTATCTTGAATACTTGATTGGGGCATGTCTACGATGAAGTCATATCTGTGATAACTTGGATCTGCAAAGTAGCAATATGAGTTCTTGCTTTCGTGTATTTCTTTTAAAATGTCTTTATTATTTAGGTAATTGACAGGTTTTCTTGATGGTAGGGACATAATTCTCCGTTATTGTGTTGATGTAAGTATAGCATGATTGTTGCAGAATAGCAACTATTTTGTGAGAGAAAGGGTAAAAATACTACTATATTTATCAGATAAATATAAGTAAGGATAACAACATATTATGCCACAATATACTGATACACAAACGACAAGTACAGGAGTAGTTGTTACTGGAGTCTTGAGCACAGAAACAAACGAAATAACGTACACTGTAACTACGCCGGCTGGAGCGACGGCCACCAATACACAATCGGCGGATATTAGTGGGAATTCTACACTCAATATACAAGCACTGTTTAATCAATTACGAGCACAGGGATTTACCGGAGGACCGGCCGGAGTCGCTACGGCACTCGCAACAGTTAGTAATAATGTAACTGCCGATGCTAGACAAGCTGCTGCAATAGCAACTGCAACAAATACTCCAGTACCAAATAATCCAGACCCGCCTCCACCGGTTGCGTCTGTAGATAATCCTAATATAGCTCCTGAGACTAATCCGGGTACAGAAATTCAAAACCCATCACCGCCGATATCAATTGATCCAAATACTGACCCTAATACAAATATTGGTGCAGAAGGACAAGATGTGGGCCCGGCAGCTGGCCAACAAACAATAAGTATTGCCAGTGACCCTAACACAAACATAGGTACAGAAGGGCAAATAGTAACGTCACCTAGCTCTGTAACTGAAAATGTATTTGATCCTAGACAAGAGGTTACTGAAAATGTATTTGATCCTAGACAAGAGGTTCAAGAAAGTGTATTCGACCCGGCAGCCGGCGGATTCTCAGGTGCATTAAACGACACTCGTACAACCGCTACAAACCAAGACGCAGTAAGTTTTGAAAAAGCAAAAGATTGGCGTGTTCGTTTGAGTCTAGCACCAAGCGCAAAGTATTTGTATAAAAACAAGGGTAATGAAGGCATACTAGGGCCATTGGCAGCAACAAATGGTGTTATATTTCCATATACTCCTACTATAAGTGTAGTGTATGCAGCCAGTTATGATGCATCTGAATTAGTACATAGCAATTATAAGATTT